AGCAGTCGTGGGCGCGATTGCCCTCGCAGGTCCGGTTAATGAGAATTATACTGGGGTGCTACTTGGCGGGTGCGTTATCGCACTCATCTACGGAATAGCTGCTTTCTTTATTAAGAGGTACGGAATAGAATGGTTAACTAAACTTATTCCGCCAGTAGTTAGTGGCACTACAATTATGGTTATTGGCGCAAACCTTGCTAATTTTATCCCAACTTACGCCCAAGTAGGAGGACAATATTCATTATGGGGAATTTTAGTCGCAATAATTACTGCTATAACAGTAGCTTTATGCGCCAAATACGGCAAGGGCATCATCAAAACTTTACCATTTTTAATTGGCTTGCTTGTAGGATATGCCGCATCTTTCATCCTGACTTTGTGCGGAATTCCACTTGTAGATATTTCACAGCTCTCGTGGCACGGACTACTGGAATTGCCAGATTTCGCGTTTTTACATATAAATTTTTCCACTTTTAATTGGAGTACTTTCCCGCAAATTCTATTATCTTTTGGTATGGTTAGTTTAGCGGCAATGACAGAACACATTGGAGATATGACAACAGCAAGCGCTGTAGTTGGAAAGGATTTATTGCATGAGCCAGGATTACATCGTACTTTACTTGGTGATGGCATTGGGAGCTTTGTCGGTACCTTTGTTGGTGCTCAGCCGAATACTACATACTCTGAATACACCTCTACGATGTCTGTATCTGGCGTGTATAGCACTTGGTTTACTTTTACCACTGCTTTATCCCTTATCTGTCTTGGATTTCTTCGGCCTTTTAATCAATTTTTGCAGACCCTTCCTAATTGTGTATTTGCTGGCGTATCTATTTTTGCCTATGGGTTTATTGCTCTCGCGGGATTAAGAACTTTAATAAATAGTAATATCGATTGGCAGAATATTAAAAATCAGTTAATCTTTAGCGCTATGTTTGCTACTGGAATTAGTGGATTGGCAATTACTTTTGGTGTGTTTAATTTAACTGGTATTGCATTAACAATGGTTGTTGGTGTAATTTTAAATGTATTGCTTAAAGAATAATACAAAGGGGAAGCCAAAAGATTTCCCTTTTGATTTTTTTTATTTTTTTTGATATAATTTTTATAGAAAGTGAGGGGAAGATAAATGGAAGAAAAGACACTCCGTAAAGTTTTTGAACACGCTGAATTTGTTGATAACTGGTGTGCTACACATGGCGGCATTCGCGTGATGACTGCTTTGTTTGGCTCACAAAATTATGGAACTGACAATGAGAATAGTGATATGGACACTAAAAGTATTATCATCCCCGAACTGCGTGATTGGACTTGGGGTGATACTAAGAAGTATAACACAACTTTAATTATGCCTGATGGTTCTCATGCTGAAACTAAGTCTTTAGTAGATATGTGTAAGCAGTATATCAAAGGCAATATCAATTTTATTGAAACTTTGTACACGCCTTATAGCCACATTGCGTCAGGCTGGGAGTGGCTGTATGAAGCATTTTTCGATGTGCGCGAAAATGTATGTCGGCACAATCTGTATAAGATGGCGCAGACTTGGCTTGGTTATGAACGTCAGGCAATTGAACATGCTTTTAATAGTACGTCTAAATCTCTTGGTTATCGGCCTGAGTATGGATATAATCCTAAAAGTTTAATGAACGCTTTTAGAATTAAAGAAAGTTTCATTCGATTTTTCCAATTTGATCAACCCTTTTTAAATCGACCCTTTGATGAAGCTATTGACGTTAGTGACATGAAAAATTATTTTCTGGAAATTAAAGAAAATCCTATGCCTTTGGATATCGCCCTTATGCATAAACAGGACCTATTAAAGTGGGTTACTGAAACAAAAGAATATGTAATGGCTCATTTCATAGATAAAGAAGCCTTTAATGTAGATTTTTATTTTAAGTCTTTAAGTGAAAAAGTTTATGTGACACTTAGTAAAAAAGAAATTATTTAAATTATTATAAATTAATGAAACTACTGAAAATTTTTTCAAAAAGATTAAAAAAATTATGAGGTAAAAATATATGGCTTATACTGGTTTTGTTGTAAAAGTTGAACATCTGCGTAAGCATTCCAACGCCGACCGTTTGCAGATTGCTACTTTTTTTGGTAATGATACTATCGTTGGCCTTGACACCAAACTTGGTGATATTGGTGTATATTTCCCTGTTGATGGTCAGCTTTCTGAACGTTTTTGTGCAGTAAATGACTTGGTTCGTCGTAAAGACGAAAATGGTAAGCAGGCCGGTGGTTATCTTGACCCTGAAAAACGTAACATTAAGGCGCTAAAGCTTCGTGGTGAGAAGTCTGATGGACTTTATATGCCTATCACTTGTTTGGCTGATTTTTGTAAGATTTCTGATTTAAAGATTGGTGATACTATTGACACTATCAATGGTGAATTGATTTGTCAGAAGTACATTCCTCATAGGTCTTATATCCCCCGTGCGTCTGGTTCTAAAGCTGCCAAGAAGGCGAAGGTTAATATTGCTCCTACCTTCTATGAGCACGTTGATACTGCGCAGCTTGCCTATAACTTGAATGCATTTAAGCCAGGTGATACCGTACAGCTAACCTTGAAGATGCACGGTACTTCTGGTCGTACTGGGTATCTGCCTCTAATTCATACTAAGCAATCTTGGTTTGATAAGTTGTTCCATCGTCATGGTAAGGACTATAAAGAATATGGATACATTACTGGAACTCGTCGTGTAGTCCTTGATGGAAAGCGCTCTGGTGGTTTCTATGACTCTGATGATTTCCGTGAAGCAATGGCTGCTAAGTTTGAAGGGAAACTTCATAAAGGTGAAACTGTTTATTACGAAATTGTTGGATTTCAGGGACCTGAAGGTGCGCCTATTATGTCAGAAGTTGCCAACAGCAAGGTAAAAGACCCTGAGTTTACTAAGCAGTATGGTCCAACTACCACTTTTTCTTATGGTTGTAATCAGTCCGCGGGTTATACTGAGAATGAATATCGTGAAGATGATACTTGTGGTCGAGAATATAGACAGGGTGTATGTTGCGATGTCTATGTTTATCGTATGACTATGGTAAATGAAGATGGGGATGCGGTAGAATATTCTCCCGCGCAGATTAAAGAGCGTTGCGAACAAATGGGTGTTCATTATGTAATGGAATTTGAAACCTTTGTTATTCCTAATATCGTTTATGAAGTGCCTGGTCCAAATGATACTAATGAAAGCATTCAAATGTCCGCAGGTGAATATGTTCTGCGTAAAGTAGAACAGTATTTCGATGGACCTGACCCAATCGGTAAGACCCATGTGCGCGAAGGCGTAGTTGCTCGTATCTTAAATCGTTCCAATTTCGCAGTATATAAACATAAGAACTTCTCTTTCAAGGTATTGGAAGGTATCGCGAAAGACGAAGCTACTGCCCCTGACCTTGAAGAAGCACAAGAATGTCTTGAAGAGCCTCAGGACGTATAAAATTAATATTGCTTCTCTTATTTTCAATATAAATGAGAGGAGTGAAAATATATTATGTCTAAATTAAAAGATGAACGTGGCAATAAATATGGGCTATTAACAGTGATAGATTTTGCCCCTAAAAAAAATAATAAAATTTATTATAAATGTAAATGTGAGTGCGGTAACGAAACCATTGTTAGTGGAACAAATTTAAGAACTGGACAAGTTAAATCTTGTGGCAAATGTATTTATAATAATTAGCCACAAGATTTAACAAATCAAATATTTGGGGTTTGGAAGGTCCTTAAAGAAGCTAGTCCTATTTATAATAAAAGAGCCTGGTTGTGTGAATGTCAGAATTGTAAGCGTCAACATATTATTACTGGCACTAATTTAAAAACTGGACATACAAAGAGTTGTGAGTGTATTCAAGGATCATACGGAGAGTTTGTAATTCGAACGCTATTACAGCAACATAATATTTCATTTATTGAGCAATATATAGTTCCAGGTTTTAAATTAAGTACAGAAGGGATACCAAAATTTGATTTTGCTATTCAAAATAAATATAATGATATAATTTGTTTAATTGAATTTGATGGCGAATAGCATTATGTGGCAACTGGCGGCTGGAATGATATTTCATGTAATAAAATCACAAAGCAAAGAGATAATGAAAAAACATAGTATTGTAAAATACATCATATACCGCTAGTACGAATTCCATATTTTGAATTATCAGAACTAACTATTGTAACTTTATTACAAAAAATTCAAGAAGCTCAGGAGGTTTTAACTGAATGAACATGCTTCACGGATTTTCCGATAATAAATATGAATTTTTGAGCAACTTTGCTGCTTGCGAAATCTTTTATGCAAAATGAT